GGATATAGTCAAAATGGAGGATTTAGTTTAAGAAAGCGTTCGTCCATGATAGAGGCAATTAAAAGGGTAACTTATCAAGATATGAATAGATATCGTAATAGTAAAAATCTAAAAGATATTAATGATAAAATAATAGCTGAGGATATATATTTTTGGCATGCCCTAGAATTGACAGGTAAGAAATTATTAGAACAAAAAGAAGCACCCAATTTTTCGATAGAAACTTATCCTGATTTTCCACTTTATATGGGTTCAATTAAACCTATTGGTATTCACGCTTTTGATAAGAATATGCTTAGTCCGAATGCTTTAAATTCAATTATAGTTCAAGCTATAAGAGACAATATTTTATTTTCAAATTAAAGATAAAAAAGACAAATAAAACAAATAAAACAAACCTATTTAAATAAATCAATATTATTTAATTTATTTAATATGAAGGTATTAATTACAGGAGTTGCGGGATTATTAGGTTCAAAACTTGCGGAATATATAATATCAGATAAGCCTGAAGTTTCAGAAATAATAGGTATAGATGATTTAAGTGGAGGTTATTTATCAAACTTACCCCAAAATAATAAATTTGTATTTTATGAATTATCGTTATTAGAATATAAAAAAGTTGAGGAGATATATAAGAAGCACAAACCAGATTTATTATTTCATTTTGCTGCCTATGCTGCCGAGGGTTTAAGTCCATTTATTCGCAAATTTAATTATAATAATAATTTATTGGTTACAACAAATTTAATTAATTTGTCAATTAAATACCATACAACACGTTTTGTATTTACAAGTAGTATGGCATCATATGGAAATGGAAATAATATACTGCCATTTACAGAAGAAACACCACAAACTCCAATAGATCCATATGGTATAGCTAAGTTGGCATGTGAGATGGATTTAAAGATAGCATCAGAACAGCATGGATTAGAATATTGTATAATTCGTCCTCATAATGTGTTTGGAAAAAATCAAAATATATGGGATAAATATAGAAATGTATTAGGTATATGGATGTACCAGATATTGAATTCAAAGCCAATTACAATATATGGAGATGGAGAGCAAACACGAGCATTTTCATATATTGATGATATGTTAGAGCCATTATGGAAAGCAGGAGTAGATGTTAGAGCCAAGAATGAGTGTATAAATTTAGGAGGTTCCATAGAATATAGTATTAACCAAGCAGCTCAATTACTTTTAAAAATAACTGGAACAGATAAAATAAATCATTTAGAGTCAAGACACGAAGTAAAACATGCTTATTGTAGTTATAAGAAAAGTGAAGAACTTCTAGATTTCGAGATGAAAACATCTTTGGAAGATGGCTTAAAAAAGATGTGGGAATGGGCTAAAACACAACCAAATAGAAAACAGATGATATGGCGAGAATATGAATTAGAAGAAGGAATATATAGTTTTTGGAAATCAAAATAAAAATAAATAAAAATAAATAAAAATAAATAAAAATAAATAAATAAATAAAAAAATTGAAGTAAAATTTAGGTGAATTTCTTTATACCAACTATAAAGATACAGAATCCTTCGGTGTCTAGATATGTTGGATTCTGATATCCTATATAATTATAATGGTTCCAAGCATACTTTTAAAAAGGATACAATTTGGAAAAAATTGGATTTTATCGATCTTGAATGCCGAATACTATTCACAGAAGTATCTGATGAGGTATTTATCAAACTACAAAAAGTAGCCTTAAAACAATCAGGTATTATTCTTGATAATGTATGTCTAGCAGCAGAGCTACTTCTTGATTACTGCCGTATGTGTCCTTATCTACAATTTAGAGATGATATAATAGATTTAATGATTGCCTTACTCTCTTCAGATACAGCCAAAGGGAGTCATAGTACTTCAAAATTTATTTCAGAAATAACAACACGGGCAGGGTTTCCTTTTCCTCCAAGTTCTATTCTACCTCTATGTGAAAAATATCATGATGTAGAAGATTTAAAGCATCTTGGACGCTTAGTATCACTCAATATTTTTGATAAGAAGATTAAAGAAAGATTTATTAATAACTTTTTGAAATATGATATTAAAAAAAGAGATGGATTTTTAGGTTGTGTTATTCATATGTTTATGGAATGTGAAAAAGAAAAAGAAACCAAAACCAGTTTGGATGGAGTTTAAATGTTTTCTAGTTTTTTAACTAGAAGATGTAATGTAATTTATTTTATTTTACACACTAATAGATTTAAAATGGGAGTAAAAGTAAAAAAAAAATTGAAGTAAAATTTTACCTAGATTTATAGTAAGGATTCATCTACGGATAATTTCCTATTAGAAGGTGGTTGTGAGAAGACGTGTCAAAGTTATGATGGAACCAATTGATTTCTTAGGTGGATACCATAAAACACCATTTTCCATTAATATGGCGAAGAGAATTATAGATAAATTTTATGAGACGAACGCAGATTTGACACATAAATTATATAATCATAAATATAAACAACATGCAGTCTGCATCCTGATTAAGAGATATGAATATACAGAGAAGCACTGCATTGATGAATTATTCATCAGCACTTGTGTAAGCATACTCAATCTAGATCAAAAGGATGCTTCTCTTTTAGGTCCCTTATCGCAGTGGGAATTCACGAAACAATTTTTAGATGTGTTTTACACAAGGATGTCTGCACAGAATATTTTGGGGCTATTGTATGCCTGCGATGGAATTTTAAATTACCACCAACTAGCAGAAGATTGTGTCAAATTGGCAAAATTAGTTTCGTCAACATTTTTTGACGACAAGACGGCCAATAGCTTCATGGAGCACTATCTAGTCATGATCCCAAATTTCTATATTGAGGAATTTGACCCCAAAATTGTCTCAGCAGCAGCCAGAATGTTCAAGGTATGTCAGAAGAAGATGGAAGAGAAGAAGTAGAAAAACTTTGAGGATGTCTAATGTAAATTCTAGTTATTTTATAACTAGAATAAAATGTATTTTATTATTTTTCTTATTTTATTTTTCTTATTTTATTTATTAATTATTTTCAAATAATCAATAAAAATAAAACTAAAATATTTACAAAAAAAGTAAAAATAAATATAAAATTTAAATTTAAATTTTATAAAAATAAAAAAAAATTAAAAAATAAAAAAAAAATTAAAAAATAAAATAAAAAAAAATTTAAAATAAAATTATAATTAATTTTTATAGCAAAATATATTAAAAATATTTTTATCACTAATTTACAGATTGAAAAAATATTATATTTTGTATTATTAAGGACTAAATGTCTAAAATTGCAGATTTTTTAAAAAATTCGAGTAATGTTGCTCGAATTATGGCGGCTAGTATAACTGCAGGAGGCATTATATTTCAAATGGGAAAATTAAGTCAAAGAGTAGATGATATATTACCAAGAGCAAATGCGTTAGAGAGGGAACAGGCAGGTATAAAGGATACATTATTTGACATACATGGGAAAGTTTGTAGAAGTGAAGAAAAATTAAATATAATAGAAAAAGATATTAATATAATGGAACAAGATATCAAATATATTAGAGATGAAATAAAAAATTTCAATAAGAACTAATTAAAATAAAAATAAACAAAAATAAACAAATAAAAATAAATAAATAAAAATAAAAAATAAATAATTTAGATAATGCGTTGTATGTATTTTTTTATTTTCTTAAAAAGATACAAAAATAATGTCATCGGAAGAAATCGACGTAAAAATTTTAGTTGATGCGAAAGAAGAGTATACAAAACAGTTATGTTCTTATCTTAGACCACATATGATACAAGGATTTGAATCAATATATCAAGACTCAGTAGAAACAACACCAGAAAGAAATAAAAGATTTAAAACATTCCAATATAATTTGCGAAAAATACCACAGTGGAATCAAGAATTATTAGATGCTGAAGTTAAGAGAATTATAAAATATTCTGAATGTGATTTTATGGAGGATATTATAACCGCAGTATTTGTAGCACATGCTAAGGTATTATCATCAGTAAGGATAGGTGATGCTAGTAAAATAAATCTTACAATACCAAGAATAGATAATTTTATTCATAAATGTTATATTGAGTCAGCAAGAGAAATATTTAGGAATCCCCTAATATTTAGAGATGATGTTTCATACAGAGAAAGACAAGAAAATTATAAAATTAAAGAAGATATTATTGATAATTCAATAAAAGAGATACTAAGGAAATCCCTTCCTATTAGTAGTATATTAAAAGAACACTTACCATCACAAGAAAATAAATTTGAAAGCGAAAATGTATCTTTAAATAATGAATCTCAATCACAATCAACAGAAACAGAAACTAAAAATGAGGTTACAGAAGAAGAACAAAATAATAATGATACCAATACAAATAACAACAACAACGACAATAATATTTTATCATCAGAGGAAGATATAAATACCTTAAATAGAGATGAAATTCAATCAGAAAATACAAGTGAAAATACTAGTGCCTACAATGAAGAACAAAATAATATAGATACTAATACAGATAGTAATCCACTTACAAATACAGATAGTAATCTAGAAACTAATACAGATAGTAATCAAGAAACTAATACAGATAGTAATCCACTTACTAATTCAGATAGTAATCAAGAAACTAATACAGATAGTATCCAAGAAACTAATACTGATAGTAATATGAATAATAGTGATAATAATAGTGATAATAATAATGATAATAATAATGATAATAATTATAATTTTAACTCTGAAAATATGTTTCAACAAGCTGAACAGTTAAATTTATATAATAATGAAATTGAAAATCAAAACCTAAATCAAGAAGAATCTATTAATATGGAAAATAAGAATGAATATTCTGAAAATGACAATAATAATACTTTAAATACTAAGGATGAAAGTGAATCAGAATTAAATAATTTATTGAATGAAACAACAGAAGTAAATTATAATCAAAATTTAGATACAAATAATGATGAATTAATTAATGAATTAAATGATAAAAATAATACTAGCAGTAATAATAATAATGATGAAGTAAATACTAATGAATTAAATACTCAAGAAGTGAATAATTATCAAATAAATACTGAAAACAATAATGAATTAGGTAATAATCAAGAGATAGAAAATTTAAATGGAATAAATTTAGAAATGCAGTCAGATATTGAAAATTCAATTTTAGACAAAATAGAAAATCAATATCCAGAAGAAGAAAGTATGAATAATTTAAATGAAAAATTAGAAAATGAAACTATCCAAAATAGTGAAACAAATGAAATTGTAGAAGCAAATGATAATCAAAATTTAGAAAACATTGAATATAATAATAATAATAATTTAGTTAATTTAGAACAAGAAGATAATACAACACAATTAAATAATCCAGAAAATCAAAATAAAAATATATTAGATGAAACATCAGTATTAGAACAGGAAAATTTACAACAAAAACAAAATAATCAATTTAATAATATAGAATCAGAAAATGAAAATAATGAAAATAATGAATACAATAACAGAGTTAGTATATCAATTGGATCACAAACTGATTTTATTTCTGAAAGTGAGCCAGATATTAAAACAGTAAAAAAGGTAGTTTCAAATAAAAATTCATATATAAATTCTGAAAGTGAATATGATACTGATACAAATACAGGAAGTATAACAGATTTTTACGATACAGAAACTGAATTATTAGAAGATATGGATTTCAATGATTTTAGTGATGATGAATTTATTCGTCCTGGTGGATTAAAAGGACTTAGAATTATAGAAAAAAATATTGAAAAACCTGAAACATCAAATAATAATATGGAAAATAACAAAATAGAAACTAATTTAAATATTTCTTCAGAAAAAGAAACTGGAACAGAAAAAGAAACAACAAAAGAAACAGAAAAAGAAACAAAATCAGTTCCAACAACACCAAAAACTCCTATAACTAAATCACCTAATATATCTAGTGCTCCAACTTTACAAAATAATAATACAATATCAGATAATATTACAGATACGGATGAAAGCACAGATGCTGAAAATATGGATGAGAAAAGAAAAAAGAATGAGAAGGAGAATTTAGAAAAAGAAATAGGTGAGCTACAAAATAGAATAAGAGAACTTGAAAAACAGCAAAATACTTTGAAGAAAACTCCTTTACAATCACCAAAAATTTCTCCAAGAATATCTTCAACATCAAAATTGGAAGGTGATATCAAAAAT